CATCAGGCTTTAACTCACTTAAATAGTGCTTTACCAACCAGCGCACTGAAGCAATAAATGAGCCAATTATTGTGACAATAGATACGACTAACGCCATCCAATCATTTGCGGTCATTTGCTATTGATTCCAAATTTTTGATCTTGGGGATCAAGGTAACGCAATAAAGGTGCAACTACCGCACCTGCCACAATAGCCAATTCAGGGCGCACATCAGCAACTAAGGCCAATGCTGTGGTAACTGATGCCACTGCAACGCTTCTTAAATATGACTTAAAAATCTCTTTTTGTTTTTTGTTAATTTTCATTTAAACCTAACTCCTTTATTTTTGATTTAACTTGATCAGGGTTTAACGCAATTTCAAAGTGCATATCATCTTTGCGTTTTTTATAGTTGCCGCCCCAGGCCAAACCATATTTAGTTATAAGTAGGTTAATTGTATTACGCTGATCCTTATTAAATGTATTTGACTTGCTTAAAGGATGTTTAATTGCATTTAAATCAATAGCTGTACCTGATGAATGATTACTTAAAACCCGATCCGATCCCCTGGTCATGCGAAAAGCATAACCCCAATCATCTAATTGGCCTTGATCTATTGGCTCAACTAACTCATGGAAATCTTTGGCAAAACTTACCAGGATTGGTGCAACGGCTTTGGCACATGCAAACCTAATCTTTGTACCTGGCACTGCAAAAGTTTCAATGCCTAATGCCTTACGATCCTCACTAGCCGGCCAACCATTAGGGCTAGTGAGTTCTCTTATTGTTGCCACATCAATCTTTATTCTTATTTATTATCTTCTAAATATTTCAAATATGCTTGATAATCTGAATTGGCTAGGTTAATAGGAATAAAAGAAATTACTCCATCTAATGTTTTTTTAATATAACTGCCAATTTCATTTTCTATTTTTTCATAAGTTATCATATTACAACTCCGCACTCGCTGTGAAATAGAAATAAAACTCTCTTGTATTAGTTGCATCTAAACATACAACTTCTACTTGATTATTACTAACGCTTCCAATAGTTGCATCTTTGCCATTACCACCTTTAAAGCATTTACCAGATGCACCTAAGTCATCATAAGATACAATTGTTGGTGCTGTTCTCATTGGTGGAATAAAAACAGTAATGCCTAACGCACCAGTAGATTCTGCGCCACTATAAGTTCTTATTTTACCTGCCGTATCACCTGTTCCTGGCAAAGTTCCTTGATTATATGATTTAGTAAAGTATCTTTGGCAAGCAAGTAATTCGCCACTAAAACTACCGCCTGCGTGTACAAAAGCCGTAGCAGATGATCCTAACTCTAATTTAGATTCTGCAATATATAAAAAATCACCTAAAGTAGTATCTGTAACATCTGACCAAATAAATAAAATAAGATTGTTTGTACTAGCCGTATCTACTGCCGCACTTACAGAATAAGTTGCATAAGATGTAGTTAGATTTAAATTTGCAGGTGTGTTTTCATAGGTTGCATTAGCAATCAAAGTAGGGTTTGTACCCTCTGCGCCCCATGCGCTAATTATGTCGCTGGTTACTGAATCGGCTGTACCTGACCAAGCTACAATAGCGGCTTTAACATTATCTAATTTAGTTGTAGAAGATACTTTTGCCTTAAAACTAAATGTAACAGTGTTGCCTACTAAACCTAATATATCTTTGTTTTCTATAATTGTTGCTATACCAAATTTTTTTGCAACAGTTTCAACATCTAGGGCTATTGCATACTCACCATTAGTAGGGATTGTTGTAGTATCTTGTGTAACATCTATAACATCATTACCATCAGATAATATATACCAACGATCTAAAGTATAAGCATCATCATTGTTAGCACCTGCCGTAAATGTTGTTGCTCTTTGTGCAACTGAATAACTACCATTTATTAAATAATTTTTGTTAATTGGACTAGCACCACCAAGAGCAACCCAGGCACTTCCTGAATAATACTCAGTTGAGTTAGTATCTTTTAAAAATGAAATCATACCTTCTGCAACTACACCTGTTAGTGCGGTTGTTCGCGCTGAAGCATCAGCAAAAACCATTACAGTTTGTTGCATCAAATAAGTATTAACCTGGGCGGCTGTTAAAACATCACCAGTGTTAAATAATTTGTAACCTGCACCTGCCATTATTTACACTCCCTAATAAGCCAAAAAATCTTCATCAAGCCTTCCATCTACGGTAGAGTCTAGCAAGAAACCTACCGCAAATGGTTGAGCGCATGTAAAAGTTACTAAAAAAGATTTAGGGGTTATTTGATAGGTTAGGCCGGCTATAACGCTATCTGTGACTACATTTCCTGCCGGCAGGGTTTGTGTAACCTGTATTGGATCAAACATGTCTAAATTTAAAGCCGCAATTACCCGGCTAGGATCGCTTTGACCATAAGCATCAACGGTTAATGAATTAAGTTGTATGTTCACGCCCTGTTCTTTTCGGGAAGCAATAATCATTTGTGCCTGATTTAAGGCATCTTCCTGTGTTTGCATAATGCCGTTTCTTACCCTGCTATGTTGGAAATAATCATCAATACTTGCAATATCGCTTGCAGTAGAACCACTTAACCCTGTTGGCGTAACAGTAACTTTATTAATCATTTGATAATCTGAAATATCAAATTCCACAGCTTGATAAGTAATATCACTTGATCCTGGCACATCACTAAATTTAGTTAGTGTGCCACCTTCTGCAACTATGATGTCATTGCGTGATAAGAATTTTGCATAACCTCGTTGATCCATATAAAACGCGCCCAGGTCTGTACCCTCTACAATCTGACACGCACCCAATAGTGATCTTGATGATCCATCATCTGCCTGAACTGTTGTAGTTGCGGTAGTTGAAATATCTCTCATGCCATTTGGCCATTCACCTGCATCCAATAAACTTGTAATTCTTTGTGCTGTTGTTTGTCCGGCAGTGCCACCACTAACAGATGTAATAGTTGTTAAATTAAGTAATTGAAATCCATCTACGCAAGATAAAGTTACATAGGCTGGATCAAACCCGGTAGGACTTTGATAATTCCATTCCTGTACATACATAGAACCTAAGTTATATGTTGTGCCTGCATACTCAGCCGTAAAGCGAATTTTACGCATAGGTTTAATTTTGCCGTATAAATTAGAACCGGTATTGGCTGGATTAAATTGACCTGTTTCATCCACAAATGTGATGCGTGCCGTACCACCTGTAAATGAATCTGATGATCTATTAAAAGCACGGCGAATATAACATTGAGTTACAAACTCTGTTATATCAACGACATCTGCGGCGGCAGTGCCTAATACTGATGAATCTAAAGGTGTTGCAGGATCATCTAAAATTAAAGCTGGATCAAAACTTGCACCGCCGGAAAAATCAATTTCGGCCTTAAATATTGCGGCTGGCATTATCTTCCTAAATTAGTTAATTGAGTCACTGCACCTGATCTATTTAAGTTATACAAAGCATCCTGAATTACAGATTGTAATTGGCCTTCTGATATAACCGATCCGGCAACATTGACTACTACATTTGTACCCATGCCGCCCATTTGATTCAATGGCACAACCGCTTCTGATCCTGACTCACCAATTAAGGCAAGTGTTGGCTGATTAACAATACCGCCATCTGCCATCTTAGGTACATTATTAAGTAATGATTTCATTTGAGATAATGCAGGTGCGGCTTGATCTAATATATCCCTGACATTAGCACGCAAAACAAGTTCTTGTGATGCCTTTACAACAGGTTGAATACCACTTAAAATTGGTTGTACTTGTGATCTTAATTGTTCTAATTGCTTGTTTTTTAATTCATCCATTAACCCTAACATTTTGCGTAACTCATCATTAGAATCTAATAATCCTTTTAAATAGAGTTGTACAGCCGTGGTAGTCATGCCCCATTTTTTAGCCAACATATCAATTTCACCGGTTGTAATTTGACCATCTTCAATAACTTTTAATACATCAGCGTAGCGTTGTGCCTCATCTACGGCAGACTTAGTACCATCAGCCAACTGTTGTAATATCTTTACGCGCAACTCATCTTCGGCTGATAATTTACGACTTAACGCCGCCTGTTGATTAATCCGATCAATATCAAACATGGCTGATAATTCAGCCTTCTTTTTCTCTAATGCTTGTTGCGCGGTCTTTTCTTTGGTCAAGGCTTTTTCCCTAGCCAAAATATCCTTTTGTATTTTTTGTAATAATAGTTCGGTGCTAAGTTCTTTTTTGCCATAAAGTCTTTGTTGTTCTAAAGCATCAATAGTTATTTGAGATAAACCAATATAACCGCGTTCTTGCAGGATTCTTTTTTCTCTTAACCTTATACCTTCTTGTTCAATCTTTTGTAAAGTGTTGCCAGCATAAGTGGCTTCACCAGTAATACCTTCTAATGCAACTTTGAAGAAATCTAAATATGCGCCTAATCC